TAAAACTCTACGTCTAGCTCTGCCGTACCGCTTACCGGTAAAGGCGGAGTAACTAGACCTACTACTTTAGCTAGGTAAACACCGTCTAGTTCATTGTTAGCGCTACCGCCATCTAAATAGTAGTAGTACCCTTGAGCATTGGTAGCTGAAGTCGAAGATATCCAAGAAGTAGCCCCGTAGATATTAGCGCCGGGAGCTGTTCCTGGGCTCCAAGATCTATTAAGGTAGTGGTACGTTCCGGGGTTTAGTACGTCCTCTATGCGTAGTTCTATACGCCATACGGGCCGCCAAGATAAACCAATAGTTACCGTACCCGCCCCGCCGTTATGCGTGAGCTGGTAAAGTAAGTCTCCTACTACCTCTACTCTAGCGTTATCGCTGTCCGACAAAAAGCCTAAGTTTTGTCTTCCGGTGCTAGCTGTAAAGGTCATACCACTAGCTAGCAAGTTATTTGCTCGCTCTTGGTTGTAGCTTACTTGTACTTTCTGCATAGCAGGCAAGTAAGTATAGCTATTACCCGAAAGCCTAGCCCCTCCGGTAGTTGTACCGTCTAGCGTTACGTCGTCGCTTTCGCTTTGAGACAATAAAAAGGCTCCGTCGAACCTATAATAAAATACGGTCCTGCTAGAGCTTGTCCTTTCTAGGTATTGCTCAAAATGGTAAACCCCGTCCTTTTGGTAGAACCTAGCCCCGAAAGCTATACAAAGCTCTTTAAGTATTTCTAAGTAATTAGAGTAGGTTATAGTTCCGTCTTCGTCTTTAGAGCTGTATACCCTAGGATCAAACCTAGTAATAGTAGTAACGTCCGTACTAGCGTTATAGGTTTGCTGTATGTCCCAAACATTTACAGCAGTAGCGTAAAAGGTGTCGGTAGCTGCGTAGATTTCGTCTAAGCCTATAGCTCCTACAGCATCCTCTAAAAAGTCTTCTACTGTTTGGTTTGTTAGCTCTTGGTACTCTTTATTAGCCAGTAAGCCTATTCCGTCCGTTGCTACTATTTGGAATATACGCGGCTTACTTTCGTCTAGCTCGGTTATAAGATCTTGAGTAACTATACCGGTCCAAAAAGTTTTATAACCGCTCCCGCTGTCTAAACTTATCTTAACGTAATGGAGCTGCTCTTGTCTACTGGTTACCGAATTTATAAAATTATCAAAAGCCCCTACTTCGTTATAGGCGTTTATCGTACACCTAGAGCCAATAATAGGGCTTACTATGTCGTCCGTTTCTCCGGAGTATTCCAAGGTAAAGCCGTCGCTAGCTACCGTAAAAGAAGTAATACCCGCGCTATAGCTTTTTTGGTATATCTCTATCTTATAGAGCTTATTGGTTGAGCTGTGGAATTCGCTTTGTAATCTTACCCCCATCTACTAAAAGCCTCTATATCTAGTTCGTACTCGTCCTGCTTTCTCGGAGCTTAAGAGTATGTCCTGGCCGCTTATACGTCCGTACACCTCTACAGCTCCTCCGGTGGCTCCCGCTATTTGTGGTAGCTTGCTTAGTGGTATTACTGCCTCCGGTCCTGCCTCGCCTATCATTGCTAATTGGGGACCGGTAACTATACCGCCTTCGGCTAGGAACGGTATACCTATTCCGCTAGTTTTAGATACTATCTTCATAGCTGAAAGTAACCCCTTAAAGCTAAGGCCTGCTAGGCCCCCAGTTGCTACTATCAATAAGGCAGCTAGTACAGCTACTAAAGCTATCGTAGCTATTAGCTGCGCTGCCATAGCTTTTAACGCCGTTATAAAACTCTCTGCGAAATTATCGCCGTTTACTATTGCGCCTGCTATAGCATTACCTAAGTTTTGACTAAACTCTAAAGCCAGCCCTCCGGTTAAGTCTATAGCTTGAGCTTGCGTGTTATTTAAACGCTCTAAACCTTCTCTATAATTAAAAAGGTTATTACTATGTACTTGGGTAAATACTCCGTCTAATAATTCTTTTGCTCTTTCTTGACTAGGGGCTAAGTCGGCGTTTAAAGTTTTAGCTAATCCGCTTACCGCAAATTCGTATTCCTTAGTAACTTCGGTAGCTTCCTCGGTTTCTTTATTATTAGCTGCTTGTTTTTCTCTTAACTTGTCTAGGCCAGCGCTTACTTTCTCGCGCTCCGCTTTTAAGGTTTCTAGGTGTCCTTTTAATTCTTTATAGCGTCTAGTTTCTTCCGCGTCGTAAAACGGGTTACTATAGTTAGCTACGTAATCTTTTATAGCGTTACCTTGATCTATAATAGAATCCGTTAAAAGCTCGTAGCGGTCTTGTAGTTCCTTGGCGCTCTTTTCTGCGTCTTCACTTGCTAGCGCTTTATCTACTGCTTTTTGTGTTAGGTCTACTTCTTTTCTTAAACCTAAATACAAAGCAGTAACCCCGGCTATAGCTATACCTACTGGCCCCATAGCAGCCGTCAAAGATCCGAAGGCTATACTAAGAGCTCCTACCGCAGTAATTACCAAAGGGACCAAAGCAAGTAAGCCAGCTAGTATAACTTTGTTATATAGCTCCGCGTCGCTCATTCCGCTAATAGCTTTAGTAATCTTTCCTACTGTAGCGGTAAGCTTTTCTAGTACCCCTTTAAATATCTCGTTTTCGGTTATAGCTTCGCCTATCTCAATTAAGGCCCCCTCCGTAGCACTTTGTAAAGTCTTAAACGCTCCGGCGGTGTTATCCATCATTTCCTCGGCCATAGCTTGCGCTGCGCCTTCGGCATTTTGATAGCTTAACGTAAGCTCATCTACTAGCCCCATTTGCTCGGTAAGCACTAGTAAAGCACCTTTAGCCCTATCTCCTACTAAGTCGTTAGCATCCGCTAAACTTATATTTTGATTAGATAGCTCTTTAAAGGTTTGCGTCATTGGCTTACCTTCCTTATGTAAGTCGCTAAGTATCTTCTTTAAAGCTGTACCTGCTATAGAGCCTTTAATACCGTTATTGGCTAAAACCCCCAGCATACCGCTAGCCTCCTCCATACTTACACCGGTAGCTTTTGCAATAGGCGCTACGGTCTTCATAGCTTCCGCGAAGCTCTCCATATCTAGGGAGCTAGTAGCAAAGCTTTTTGCCATTACGTCCGTAACTCTGCCGGTTTCTTCTGCTGCTAGGCCAAAGGCTCGTAAAGTAGATCCTGCTACCTCTGCCGCTCGTCCTAGTTCAGCGCCTCCGGCCTGGGCTAAGTATAGCGTAGATTCCGTAACCTTATCTATCTCGCTAGCCGTAAAACCAAGCTTTGCAAATTCTACCTGTAAGCCTGCTACCTCGGAAGCTGTAAAGGTTGTAGTAGCCCCTAGCTTTTTAGCTTGGGCTTCTAGTGTTTTAAATTGGTTTTCAGTAGCACCGGAGACGGCCTTTACTTTGCTCATCTCTGCCTCAAAGGTAGAGAAGGTCCTAACTGAAATAGCCCCTAATCCAATTAGAGGCGCAGAAATTCCAGTACTTAAAGTAGTACCTATTTGTTTAGCTTGCGTACCAAAGCGGCGTAATTTAGAGCTGGCTATTTTTAGCCCTCTTTTAAGTCCGTTTAAGTTAGCACCTATGCTAACGTTAGTACTCGCTACGCTCTTTTTTGCCATTTGCTTAGTATTGCTTTAGCTTGTTCTTTACTTAGCTTTGCTCCTTTGTTTGTGTGGTCCCAAGGAAATTTATAGAGTTCTTTAGGCTTTACTCTTTTATTCTTAGGTAGCTGTAAGTTAACTAGCGTTACCGTTTGGCTTCGCATTATTTCCCAAAGCTCGCGGCTTACCGCTTCCCTCTTTTCGCTAAAACCCGCTACAGCATTATTAAGGCTGCGCGGGGTAAGTTCTATAAACTCGCTGTAATTATAACCTAGTAAACCTAAAGCTATTTCTTCGCAGCGGTCAAAAGTAAGCGGGGCTTCGGGGCCTTTAGGTCCCCTAGCCCCGTCTACTTTTTTGCAGGTGTAAAGCTTTCGGTAAAGACTGCTAAAACTTGCTCTAAGGCTTCCGGGGTTTCGTCTAGCCAGTCGGCTATTTCTTCGCTAGTAGCGTTAAACTTTTCGCCCTCTATTCTAGCCCCTTGCTTTAGTCCAGCTTTAATAAGCTCTATAGCTTGGCTTAGTGTTAGGCTATCGCCTATACTATCTAACTGCGCTAACGTATAACCGGTAGCGTCCGTAAATTGCATTAGTGCGGCAAAGCCAAACTTTACTGGCCTTTCCTCGCCTCCTATATTAACCTTCTTTACCATTTGCTTTAAGTGTGTTTAGTGTTCTATTAAGATACTACGTCGTAAGTTATAGCGCCGGTTAGCTCAAACGTAGCTGAGTAAGTTACGTTATCCTCCATTCCGGAATTTACTTCCAAAGAAGTAACGTAAGCTGAAGCTTCCCAGTAGTGGTCCCCAGTTACCTCAGT